GATACAGGGGTAACACCGATATCTTTGGCTACTTCGGAGGGTTTTTTCCCTAGCTCTGTTACAAGCTTTACCATCTCTTTCTTGTAGTCTTCGGTAAATTTATTATTATTACTACTCATGCTAAAACACGCCCTTTCTAGGTTTTATTATAGAACCTTTCTGCGTGTCCAGCAAACTGGGTAGACTCCAAACAGACCAACGCGAGGCTATGGCGGCAAGGCCAAACCGCCAAAACGGTGATTATACACCACATCATCGCTAAAGGCACGATTGATGAACGCGTCATGAAAGCTCTATCCGAGAAGGACAGAACGCAAACCGCCCTTATCGATGCCGTAAAGGCAAATCTGAAAATCTAAGACAACCTCCGACAACAAATGACAACCTGTGCCAATCCGAGTGGACTTTATTATTCGGAGGTACAGAATATGGATCCTTACCAAAACCTGGCTAATACCATTGTCCTGCGGGCAGCAGAAGATTATCGTGATGTGGCCCTATTCCTTAAATATCACCGTCCCATCCACAAAGAGGATAAGGATGACGAAGCTTACATTTCCGCCTTGGCTGATAAGAACTCTATAGAGAGGTTCTTTCTTGGAGCTTGGTTCGCTACTTTATCTGAACTTGACGGGAAGGTGCTTTTGGAAAAGCTAAAAAGCGAGGTGGCCTGATATGACAGCAAAAGAATATTTGAGTCAGGCTTGCCGTCTAAATGAAATGGTAAACTCATACCTAGCAGAGATTGATAACCTTCGTGCCCTTGCTTCAAGTATATCCGGCAGTAATTTTCAAGAGCGTGTTGACCGTACCCGTAATACGGACCCCCCCTTCGCCCGATGCATCTGCAAAATCATTGATATGGAAAAGGAACTCAGTAAAGGGGTAGACAAGCTTATCAGCCTTAAGGGCGAAATCAACGATGCTATTAACCAAGTCGCAAATCCTGACGAGAAAATGCTTCTCAGATACAGGTATATTAACAACTATTCTTGGAATAAAATTTGTATCTTGATGAGTGTGTCCTGTCGTACAGTACACCGCATTCATTCATCGGCACTGCAAAAATTTATCGTTCCCAATTGAAAGTTGGCACACTTTGGCACAACTTGGCACACCCAGTATGTGATACCGTTATAATAGAAAATTAGTGTACAGAGAGCCATTGCGGAGAAATCTGCGGTGGCTTTTCTTATGCCAAGGAGGTGAACCGATGCCCTACAAACCCAAACGCCCTTGTGCCTACCCCGGCTGCGGTCGGCTTGCTGATAGCGAGCAATACTGCGCCGAGCATCAGAAGGTTGTGACCCAACACTATAACCGGTACGAGCGTGACCCGGCATCCAATAAACGCTACGGCAGGTCCTGGAAACGAATCCGCGACCGCTACATCAAGTCGCACCCTCTTTGCGAGGAGTGCAAGAAACAAGGCAAGCTCGTGTTAGCTGAAGAGGTACACCACATCCTCCCGCTTTCCAAAGGAGGCGGCAACGAACCGGATAACCTCATGGCTCTGTGCAAATCCTGTCACTCCGGTATCACAGCCAAGAGCGGTGACCGGTGGGGGCGGTCAAATCCCTAAAACTTTTTCAAGCGGACAGCGGCGCGGGGCTTCGTGTGAATTTTTCAGAAATCAAAAATCAAAAAATCAAAAAGGAAATCAAAATCAAAGCGAGGTGACGCTCATGCCCAGCGGAGGGTATCGTCCGGGGGCAGGCCGCCCTCGGAAGAATATAGGAGCCAAGAAACTCGAAGGCAAGCCCGCCAATACGGGTGGCGCGGGTCAGCCAAAGCCTAAAAAGGTAAATTCCAAAAATGTGATGGCGGACTACTTCTCGATGGCGATGAAGGAATGCGAAAAGGAAGTGCCGTCTGCGGATGTCCTTCGTACCGAGATTGAGGAATACATTACGGCTCGGGGCTGTGACGGCTATGTAGCACCGCAGACGATTACGGACTATGTGCTAAACAGGCAGGGTTTCCTCGCCTGTGAAGCCATGAATCGTAAAATCGGACGCATGACCAAGGAACTGAAGCTGTCACCCTACGTCACGGCGGGTTCTGCTTACTACAAGGCGATGCAGGGCGATTTTAACCTGATTATGCAAATCATCAACAGGCACAGCGGCACTCAGGGCGAAGAAAAAAACGCATTTTTGGAATTGCTCACGAACAGGGGGTTTTAGGATATGAAATTAGCAGAACGATTTGAAAAAGTGAATATAGACCGGCTCGTGCCGTATGCGCGAAACGCCCGTACCCATAGCAAGGAGCAGATTTTACAGCTTCGCTCCTCCCTTCGTGAGTTTGGCTTTGTCAACCCCGTCATCGTGGACAAGGACCTGAACATCATCGCGGGACACGGACGGATCATAGCGGCAAAGGAAGAAGGCTTGACTGAAATCCCCTGTGTGTTCGTGGAGCATTTGACCGAAGCCCAGAAACGGGCATATATCCTCGCCGATAATCGTCTTGCCTTAAGTGCCGGATGGGACGAAGAACTGCTTGCCTTGGAATTCGCCGACTTGAAAGACCTCGGCTTCGATCTTGAACTGACAGGGTTCGATGCAAAGGAAATAGAGAAGCTTTTTGCCGCAGATGGCAATGACGTGGAGGACGATGGGTTTGACCTCACAGCCGCCCTTGAACAGGCGGCTTTTGTTTTGCCCGGCGACATTTGGACGCTCGGTCGGCACCGGCTTATTTGCGGCGACGCCACCGACGCCGATACGGTGAAAAGGCTGATGGACGGTCGCAAGGCAAATCTCGTCCTCACTGACCCGCCTTACAACGTCGGCTTTGAGTCGGCGAGCGGGTTAAAAATCAAGAACGACAGCATGAAAGCCGAGCAGTTCTACAACTTCCTACTCTCGTCCTTCCGCAACCTAGCCGAAAACCTCGAAGGGGGCGGCTCGGCGTATATTTTCCACGCTGACACCGAGGGCGAGAACTTCCGCAGAGCGTTCCGTGAAGCAGGATTTCACCTTTCGGGGACGTGTATCTGGGTCAAGGATAGTTTTGTCTTGGGCAGAAGCCCGTACCAGTGGCAGCATGAGCCTATCCTCTACGGTTGGTTGAAAACGGGGTCACATAAATGGTACGCCGGGAGAGCCGAAGCCACGATATGGAACTTCGCCAAACCCAAACGCAACAGCGACCACCCGACTAGTAAACCCCTCGATCTGCTCGCTTATCCCATTAGAAACAGCAGTCAGGCAAACGGTATCGTGCTCGACACCTTCGGCGGCAGCGGCTCGACGCTCATTGCTTGCGAACAAGCAGACCGAGTCTGTAATATGCTCGAGCTGGACGAGAAATACGCATCAGTCATCCTGCGCCGCTATGCCGAATTCAAAGGCAACGGCAGCGAGGACATCATCTGCGAGCGTGACGGTAAGAACATCGCATACACCAAATTGGTGAAGAAGGTAGTTGATCGTGGATAAGGGCATTGTGTCATACACACAAGGATAATGGGCTGTTTTCCCTTGATGTTCGGTGCATTTATTATCACATAATCGCTTGCTATTACTGGCCTTTTGAGTGATATATGTAATGCACGGGAACAAAAAACCCGCAAAATCAAGGAAAACGGAGGAAAAAAACATGAAAATCAACTACAACCTAACAGGTGCGGAGCGCAAATCACTGGTTGCGGCCATCAGCCAAGAACTGAACGCCCCGACTAAGTACCTTGGAGCCCCGACATTCGCCTACGAGGTCGGCAGTTACCACATCGATAAGACCGGCACGGTCTCTGGCGCGGACAACCGCGATCTGGTCGCAGACCTTTGCGGGCTGCACAGCTTCAAGGCGGTAAACGAGGAATACGACGAGCAGACCACCGAAACCGAAGTCCCCGCTTTCGAGGGTTTGCAACTCACCGAGCGTGAGGAACTGGGGCTTGGGCAGGAACGCCGCGAACTCGTCGGCGAGGACGGAATGCAAGCAAGCGACTGCTCCGAAAGCTACACCTACCAAGCGGAACTCAGCGACCCCGACTGCCCCGACCGTATGGAGGTTTTTGGCGCAGAAAACGATGAGGACGCCCTGCGGCAGGCTTACGAGTTTTGCGAGGGCGAGGTGGTCTTGCTTGAACTTTTCGAACTAGACGATGAGTACAACACCATCCGCTCGGTGGAGATTACACCCCGAACCGACCGTCTGACCATTGAGATGCCCCTTGACGGCTTCACACCCGAAAAACTCGACAATCTCGCCAAACTGATAAACGCCAAAGCCCCGCTACTCAAGGCGGCGCTCGGCACGGACGACCTTTCGATTGAGCAGACCGCAGACACGCTCCAGTTCCCTTGGTTTAGAGGGACGATTGACGCGGAACATACGGAAGCCTACGCCACGCTGGTCAGCCTGCTCTGTAAGGCGGCCGCCCAAAAGAAGAGGATCACAGCGAGGGAAAAAGATGGCATTGAAAATCCCAAATACGCCATGCGGTGCTTCCTGCTCTCCCTCGGCTTCATCGGTGACGAATACAAAACTGCTCGGAAGATACTACTTTCAAGACTTGAGGGAAACTCAAGCTGGAAAAACGGCAAGAAAGCTGAAGCGGAGGTGGCAGACAGTGAGTAATTTCATATCAAAAACTGCCCTTGAAGCACGGAGGGCAATATACAAAAAAGGTGTGCGGGTTCAATTGGTATCAATGAACGACCCCTACACCAAGCTAAAGCCTGGCGACCTCGGCACGGTAGACTTCGTGGACGACACTGGCACGGTTTTCATACTCTGGGACAGCGGCTCTAACCTCGGCGCAGTTTTTGGTGAAGACGAAATACGGTTGCTTTCCAAAGCCGAGGTCATAAAAGAGCAATGCCGAAAAGTGGCGGCTACGGGACGCACGAACATGTTTGACACGAAGGCGGTATTCGAGATTGCGATTGAGATGGGCTTCACCGAATTGGCGGATTTTATTTTCATGAACACCAAGCGGTATTCAACTCTTTTGACGGGGGAACTGGACTATGTGGAGTGAAGGGATTATCGCCTGCCTGACGACGGGCGGCAAATACAAATACTGGGTCAAGCATTTTGAGGACGGCTCCCCGTTTGGTATCAACGGCGGCAAGGTCAGCAAATTGACCATCCGCAAGGTAGGCGAAACCCGTGACCTCTGCAACTATGACAGGGGTTGGGACACCCCACCCACCGATGAGGTAAAAGCGGTTTACGCTATTATCATGCAAACGTACAACTAACCACGGAAACAACCGAGGACAGCTACCCCGCAAGGGGCTGTCTCTCGTACAGATAGATTTTGAAGGACTTCTCCGGAGGTCTTTTTTTTATGCGGAAGGATGATGGTGATGCCCGAATTCAAATACAAACCCACACCGCTGATGCTCCCAACCAGCCGCTACGACGAGCGGCGGGCGGACTTTGCGGTTAATTTTATATCTATGCTCAAGCACACCACGGG